CCTTGATCAGCTAATGGACAAAATGCGGCCTTTAATAGACCTTCTCTGGTCTGTCGCTAAAGCATTGGCTGATCTAGCCAAATCTGGCTGTCACCTAGCCTCAGATGCGTTAACTGGATTTATCGCATTGGCTGATTTATTGATTCTTTACCTCATCCGACCCGGCGACGCCCGTCGTCGACTAAAGTCTGCTTGGGCCCTCGGGGGAATCTTTAAAAATCCAGAAATCACGTCACGTGCTCGATTTCAGGCAGAGATCGCACATGCACAGTATTTGACTGAAAACAACTTCCAGAAGGATTATGACTCTATGCTTGACGAGTTAAGAAGTCATGGTCCTAAATCTGGATGGCGTATTGGTGGCCCCCAATATCGCCCAGTCACTTTCCCTGCTGTGCAAGTGCATCCTGCCCAAGTAGCACAGGAAATATTGGAGCAAACTGACCAAGCTCCATGGCGTAAGTTGGTCATCGACCCAGTGTTGACAGAGCGTTTGGCTCGCGATTCTGAGTTGGGGGGAGAAATCGGTTTTGATCAGGTGTACCTTACCCAAGCAAAAGAAGGAATGATCACAAAATCACTCGAACGATACCGAGAACTTGACCCATCTGATCGCACCCCGGCAGGCGATCTTCGTGCATTAACGGCCCGGGAATTAGCAGAAGCAGATGAAATTGCATACGAATTGGTAATGCAATATCCAGAAGCTTGTGCAAACAGGGATTGGACTTCACTCGAGGCATGTTTGGCCTATGAGCAAAAGAAGTACAGTCCCGGCGTCCCCTTCATCTCGTCTTTCAAAAATCGAGAAGAGATGGCTTTGGCAGGCTGGACTCAGGCAGCTGTCAATACGATCAAGGACCGGATACGAAATGGGCGTTATCTGGACCAATTTTATCATGCTTTCGGCAAATCCCAAGTTATATCAGCCGAAAAGCTAGCGGGAGGTAAGGACCCGCGCACTGTGGTGGCAGAATACATACTCTCGAAACACCATTCAAACTTAGTCGAGTTTGATATGATGAAAAGAGATGTATGGCAAACAACTGCTATCGGAAGTGGTATGCCACTGAATCAGCGAATGGAATCGATATTCGGCAAACTTGCAGAATATAAATGGAAAGCTGAAGCAGATGCTACCAAAATGGATTCTCATTTAAGCACTTTTGCTTATGAGATACATGCGAGAATGGCTTACTATGGGTTTATAGATCATCCCATCGGTTCCCAACTGGCAAGTATTTCCCGAGCAAAAGGAGAATCTATCCGTAATGGTTATGTATTCGCCATAACGGAAAAACCGACGAGTGACCCTTACGGCAACGTCATTCGTAAAATCCGCGGAGGCGGAACCGGCCAGAACAACACCAGCGGCGACAACACATGGCTCATGAAGGGGCTAATGTGCGCTGCTTGGTCTCGTTACTGGCGAGAAAAAGGTGACTGGGGGATGGCTAGGCCCTCAGCATTCTTCAACCCTGCGATATCATTCTTTGCGAACACAAGTGATGATAACGTCTGGGGTTTAAATGTCAAAATCAACTGGCAAGACTTCTCTCGACATGCACAGGCTGTCGGCCTGTACTTAGAAACTGGGCAATCAGAAGATATCCGAGATATCGGGTATCTTGGAAAACAAGTGGATTACCCTACTCAAGAGGAGCAAGCCCAAATCGACTGGCTTTGGGCCGCCAAAGG